TCAACTGCAAAGTGCTAGTACGGGTCACTTCACCAAGTTCACGACGCACAGCCAACCAGTCGTTAACCAAACCCTCAACCAGACGGGCCTTAGCCGTCAAGTCAATAGCCACACCCTCCTTAACGGCATCCAAAGTAGATGACGCACCACGCCGCGACTCGCGCCTGAGAGCGTCAACACCATCCTGAATCACCTTGGACTGGGCTTCAATCAGCGAACCCTTCGCGCTACGAAGGTTCGCAACCTCAGTAGCCAAAACCTCCTTGGCAACCAAAGCCGCAAGACCATCACGGTCATACGGCAAACCCTTGGCATCCATCACCGTTGTTACGTTCTTATAGCGTGTAGCAAAATCGGTGTGTACACGAATCTTGGTTGTGATGTCATCCAAGGCGTCTTTGGCCGCCACGGCCTCGCGGACCCACGACCTAGTGGTATCGTCAGTAAACACCTGTTTGGTGTTAATTTTGCGCATCGTTTCAACCGTGTTAATCAAACGGTCAAAGAACGTTTGATACTCTTCCAGCATCACATTCTTAATGTTCGCACCCAAAGCAGGCGAGTCAATAAAAGATGCGTACTCGCTGAGAGCGCGTGCTTTGGCTTGACGCAACAAACCTGTTGCCTTATCGAACTGCTGTCTCGCAGCGGTTTCGACACCATCAATTGTTGCAACGCCAACCTTTTCAAGAAGCGCATTGCGACGCGCATAAATATTGTCAATGTTGTTAAACGCTGGCACTAAATCCAACTCAAACCTGCGAATAACGCTCAAACCATTTTTGCTGACATATTTTTTCAACTCGTCAGCGCCAAGATTCCACAAACCACCGTACTCTGCGTTGATTCGTGCTTCCAGCAACTTCTCAAGTTTTGCTGCTCCATCCTTACCGAATGCACGTTGCTTCATCGCAGCAGACATTGAACCCAAAACCTCCGCCGTACGGCGCGGGTCACCAGTTGTTAAACCAGCAATAATCTCATCCGCATACTTTTGCGTAATAGCCAACTTGGGTGGCAAAGCCGCCCCAGCCCTAGCACCAAAACGAATACCGCGCAACCTAGCAACACCAGCACCAACAGCATCATCAATCTGTGAATCCAAACGATTCACCAACGCACCATGAATATAGTCGTAACGCCGTTTCGTTGCATCATACGCAACCTGAACATTGCCGATATTGTTAATGTCGGCAACAAGCAACTTTGTTTCATGGTCAAGTTTCGTAGCCCCATCAAACGTTCTACGGGCATCATCAACCAAAGTTGCCGCCTCAGGCGAATACTTCGCGGCAGTCTCGGAACCATCACGATACGAACCACGGAACTGCTCAAACGCGTTCCGTGCCCGATACTCCTGCTCCGACCCATCAACAACCCTGTAAGGCTCAATAGTCGGGGCCAACGGTTGTTCGGCAGTTTTGCCAACAACAACGTTGCCCGATTCGTCAACCTCAACAATAGCGTTCCTGCGACGCAGAACAGCCTGCGCCTCCTCAGGCATTGCACTAATCGTTGGCAACTTCACAAGCGTCTCATCCAACTGGCGTTGCAGAGAATCCAACTGATTCCTAGCAGACTTCAACTCGCCAAGAACAGCGTTAGCAACATCCCGTTCGGCAGCAGCCTTGTTGATAACAGGGTCAAAACGGCGTGCAGCCGCCTCAGCACCCACCTCGCGGCTAGCCTTAGCGACCGCCTCACGTTCAGCCGCCTCAGCAACATTTATCGCACGCTCAGTGCGATAAATAGCATCGTCAATCAACTTGGCTTGCGTAGCCAAATCAAACTGTTTAGCCTGATTTTCCGACACAAACTTTGACATGTCGGCAATAACATTCTTCAACTCACCCTGAAGAACAACACCACGCGCCTTGAGAATCTCCTCAACCTTTTTCCTGAAAGTTCCAAGACTCTCGGCGTACGGCTTGTACAACTCGTCGTATTTCTCTTGAGCAACCTTTTTCTGCTTCTTCAGGTCATCAACAAACTCCGAGTTTGCTTCACGCCACGCCTTGTCACGTGCCTTGGTTGCGGCCTCGTCAACAACCTCACCAGACAATTCATCAATCTTCCCAGCAACACCAGCCTGCACCAGACGGTCAGCAAACTTCTGGTTACCAATAGCCTTAGAAACCTGACGGGCATAACCATTCAACAGCGTGTTGATGTCATCCTCGAGAACTTTGATACCAAACTCGCGGTTAAAAACACGGTTGATTTCGTCAATCGTGTCCTCACCAAAAGTCAATTTCTTTCCACCGACCTCATACACCTGACCGGGGGTAATGCGGAATGTACGTGAACGCACCGCAGACGGTGCACGCAACTCGTTCACCGTCACACCAAACAGTTTACGAACATCCTCAGCGAACTTGTCGTCGGCGCTGAACAGCGCACGACCCTCGTCGGTCCACACTCGCGGTGCATAGTTCGGAATGTAACCAACCTGCACACCCTCATCAACCATGCGCTTATGCCAAGACTGCAACAGGAACGACGCAGAGCGAGCCGCAGGCGACTGGTCAAACGCACCCTTCTCCAACGCTTTAGTTACCTCAGCGGCATCGGGAGCCTCACGAATAGTTGAGGCAACATTATCAAAATCTTGACCCAACTGCTTCAGAACCAGACCCTCGTAACCTTTACGATTAACAATCGCACCGTAAGTTTTCGCCGCATTCGTCGCACTGATGCGACCCTTGCCAGCCAACAGTTTCTCTGTGAGGTCCAAGAAACGTTCGTCGCTACGCGCACGACGCACCTTTCCACCAACCTCGGTGGCACCCAAACCCGCCCTAGTTTTCGACAGGCCACGACCAATAACTTCGCCAACACCCTGAGTGCCCGGGATACGAATACCCTCAGCGCCACCAAGATACAAACCTGCCTTGGGCAGGTTGTATGCCGCACGCTCCGCAGCAGTCAAACCAGTCAGGCCACGAACACCAGCCTTCTGAACAAGTGTTTCAGCGGCACCTTTAGATGCCAACTCTGTTGCCAACGCCAAACGTCCAGCAGCGCCAGCAAACTTGCCTGCACCAAGCGTCACATAAGTCGAAGGGTCCAATGCAACATCGCCCGTAAAACCTATGGCGCGGTCAAACCACTTGTTACCAGTGTTTACAAACTTGCCAACACCAAAAGTCGGGTCCTTAACCTGCTTGGCGAACTCCGCAAACGATGCGTCACCACCCTCAGCCAAGTCATACAATTCTTTAAAACCGGAAATAACAGCACGACGCGGAACATCAATCGCTGCCAATGGCGTCAAAGCAACACGTGTCACCGGATTAGACAAAATCTTTTTAAATAAACCCGGTTCTTTTTCAACAGGTTTACTTAGGTCAGAAAGATAATCAACCTCAAGCAACACATTTCTTTCAGACGGCTTAACCTTGCCGCGAATAGTTTTGCTTGACTTCAAAAAATCCTGATACGCCTGACGCAAAACAGGGTCAGTAAAAGAAGCAGTCTGACGTGCCGCACCAGACGGCACAGACGCCGCAGCCCCAGCACCATAATTTAAAAGAACATTAGCCACGATTAAGTGCTCTCAAAAAAGCGGCACGCTGAACATCAAAAGCCGAAGGCTTCTTAGCCTGTTCCTGTTGCAACCTAGTGAACTCCTTCATATAGGCATCGTTATACGCTTTATTCATACGTTCCTGATACTGGATGCCAGCCTTAGCAGTCCCTGCATCCTTCTTCGCCTGCTTCTCCAAAAACTTCGCATACCACTCTTTAGTCTTGTCAGGTTTAGGGGTCAACTTTTCATCAACCTCTTTAGAAGCCTCACCCATCGCCAGCGGCAAAGCGGCAATACCAAAACCCGGAATAGCGTACTTGGGAAGATTCCCCAATGTGGAACCAATCTTCAACAACCAACTCGGAACCTTCGGAGTCTTGGTCCCCGGTGTGATGTTGAAAGGCCCCGGCAAATCCACGCCCTCAGGGAACTCGGCCTGAACACTCTTCATCGGCTCAGGCTTCGCAGCCTTCTCGGCGGCAGCACGAAAACCTTTGGCACGCTCATTAGCCGCCAACAACGCACGTTGAAACAACGGGTCAGCACCCGGTTGTTTCAACCCAATCGGCTGCGCATTGTCCGCACCCAACGACCCCAACAACGGCGACAACTCCTGCAAACCCAAATCCTTCAAAACATCAACAGGACTCTTGGCTGGATTAGCAATATCAAACTTTGCCTTAGCGGAACCAAACTCACCCAAAGCCTTCGTAATCTCATCAACCGAATCCTGAGACATGTCATACTCGCCAGCCTCATTAGCAGCCATCACACGCTGAGCCACATCCACGGGGTCAAACCCTTGGTCAATCAACTCGTAAGCATTGCGAACCGCACGCCCCTCACCAGAAGACGCCGGGTACTTAGCCAGCAAAACAGAACGGTTCGTGTCAACGAACTGTTCCTGCTGCCCAACACCACCAGAGGCAAGCATGTCTTGAAAAGACTGCTTCGTCAGCATCGAAAGAATTGCTTTAAGTTCAGCCTCAGTCATCTAAATCTCACTTCTTCTTAGGTTGAAATGAAGCGGCCAACTTTGGGAATTTCTTTTTGGCTTCAGCAATCGAACCCTTAAAATTGGGATGCATCGCCTTCACCGCCTTATTGAAAGTACCGTAATTTTTGGGAGCCTGCTTAACGGCCTGAGCCCTAGTAGCAGCCTTACCCTTAGTCTTCCCTGTCACCTGTGAAGTTTCTTCCGTCTTAGTGGAAGCATCCTTTTGGTCTGCGGTACCAAAAATGCTAGTTAAGGTTCCCTTATCAACCTTTCCACCCTTGCCAAGCAATTCAATCAACTGCCCCTGTAACGTTTCCTTGGAAGAACCTTTCTTTCCTTGGAGACCAGCCAGAAGAGCGGAATCGTCACGAATCTGCTGCTCCAGACCTTGACGCAACTCCTCACCCTTACCCAGCAACTGTTGACCGTAACCAGCCTTATTAGCCTCAAGTGCCTGCTGAGCAAAAAGGTTTGCCAACCCCTGCTCAGACTGGCGGGACTGCAAACCAGCGGTTTGCAAACCCGACATCACATTCAAAAGATTCTGAAACTGGCCACCACCAACCTGCGCCGCTTCCCGTGCCGCAGCAACCTCTGCCTGCAGCGGTTCACCAGAAACACCCTGCTGTTCCAGCAGGCCAGCCAAAGCGGGGTCAGCAACCCCGGTTTGGGCCTGCACATTTGCAAACGGATTCGTCATGTTCTGCGCCAAGTAATTCATCAAAGCAGTATTCGCAGCCCCGATGTTGCCTTGTGCTTGACCGTACAAATTGCTCAACTGCCCCTGCATGGCAGTCACGGGGGCCATATATGCCCCCGACTGCAAACTGGCACGATTGGTGCCCAAAAGGCCCTCTAAGGCGCCAATAGACGGGTCGTACTCCTGACCATAGGACCCGCCCCTGAGGGCCGCTATAAGGGCATCCGTGGCGCTTTGAACCCCGGGTGCAACACCGCTACCACCAGTCGACAGATTTGCACCAGTGTAATCTGGTGTTTGGTCAGCAAAATCCTGAGCAGCCTGATTCGTGCCAGCAAACACATTTCTGGATTCAATTTCCTGAGGGGTGGTCGAAACACCCATCAACTGTCCCCCACGATACGTATATGTACGGCCATCTTTGGTGACCTTTTTGTCCGAAATTACGGGGGTGCCAGCCCCACGGACCGACCCTCTAAGGACATTCTGCGCACCAGCAGGCATACCACCAGTCGTATAAACGCCCGTACTATTTTTCTTGGGGGGTTTAGGCGAGACAGCCCTGCCACCATCAATTGTTGCATTACGAAAAACCATCACAACCTCCTACGAAAGAAACGGCTTAAACGAACTAAGAGTTGCCGCAGACTCCGAAATCTCCCGAGCCTTATCAGCCTCAATATCAGCCAACGCCGCCCGATAATCAGCCTCCAACCCAGCCTGCTCATAGTCACCCATCATCTGCTGCTGGTTCAACTGGTCCTGAAGGTCCTGCTGGTCACGAAACGCCTGCTTCGCAAAATCCTGCAAACCCTTAGAATAAATACCGCTAGAAACACTAGGGCCAGCCAACCCACGCTGAGTGTAACCAGACACAAACCTAGGAGATTCCTCCCTGTAACGTTCCCCAACCATCCTTAGGTCACGTTGCCCACGGGTACGTGACAAAAAGTTGGCATAAGCATTACGAGCACCTGTAGCGCCGAACTGCTGTTGGGCAGTGCGGCGCCGTGCTTCATATGGGCTAAAGTCAATAATGCTCATAAATACCGCCTATTTGTCACTAGGACGACTGGGACTCTTCCGTAGGACCGTCCGACTCGGCAACATTTTCCGATTGGATTTGACCAATGTACGCCTCCAAGGTGGCAATTTTTACCGCCTGCTCGGCAATTTGGCGCAAAAGCGACTCAATCACCTTACTTGGGTCGACCTGAATCTGCTCGTTACTCACTGGGCTACTGCTCCTTCTTCTAATTGTTTAACTCTAGAACTAAGTTCTTTGACTGCCTGCACAAGCGGAGCAATAAACTCTGTAATACCAATGTATTGACGGTCATATACGGCATCTTCCGTACAGGCAACAAGACCCATATTCGGTCCACCAATATCATGAATTTTAACATCCCGCGTTTCACCAATAGCGTCAAGCGCAGCCCTCACATTTTGTGCACTAAAACCATAATAATAATGTGATTCCGTTGTTTCGGGTTCATCGTCGGGGTTTTCCGTTAATTTAAGAAACGATATTGGATTTAGATTTTCAATAAAATTAAGACCAGCATTTAACGGTTGGATATTGCGTTTATATCTTTCATCTGAACCAATGGCCAGAGTGCTATAAGAAAACAACCAGTTCCAAGCGTTATTATTTCTGAATGAACCAGAATATTGGTCACCCTGAACCATGTATGTTTGGGCGCTTGCAAACTCGATTCCATCCCAAGTATTAGTAATTCCATTTCCGCCGACACTAATTGCGCCATAGGACCCGCGTGAACGTCCAACATTGCCAGAAAAAACGTTTCCGGTACGAAATTCGTTTTCACAATAAAAAGGTTTATTGTTATAAACGCGCAACCAGTTGTCGTACATCCAAATTCCGCCAGCATGCGCTTCGTTATACCAACCAGTACCAGTAGTGGAACGAAACCAATTGCTCGCAGATACAGAACCATTATAAGTAATACCGGTTCCGCCAGCCTGAATATAACCAGCGTTTGATATTGCTTGACCATTCATCTCCACAAATCCGTGAATCCTTATTGGCCTACCAGAATAATAATTCACATAGATATCTTGACCGGTTCCGCAATCAAGATGTAGATTTCCGTTCGTGGAAATAACTTGAGCAATTCCGCCACCAACCACATTTGGCGTAGAACCAACCCTAAGGTATGAACCCCATGTTGAGTTGGGACCAAACTGCATATATGAGTTATTTCCATTTGAAAGATACATAATATTATTAGAGTCAAGACAAAATGGCGTTGAGTTATTGCTACCCATATAAAGGTTGCCAGCATAAATATTTGTTAGTCTCGTATGACCAGTGCCAGACTCATAGCGAACACGAAAACCTTCTCCGTTTGTACCACTTTGTCCAAGAAACAAATCAACGTTTGACGCTGACGTTGTTTCACGCAACTCTAAAGTTGGCGTACTACCAGAAATAATAATATTTTGTGGCAAAGTAACTGTTACTGAACCAGTATTACTAGAAACAGTAATCTGATTTGCGGTACCAGCCAAACTGGTAACACCCGTATTGGACACGGTGACTACACCGGTTCCACTGGATAAACCAATACCAGTACCAGCCGTTAAACTAGTGACACCAGTATTAGACACGGTAACTACACCAGTCCCACTAGATAAACTGATACCAGTACCAGCCGTTAAACTAGTGACACCACTGGCGGCTGCAGCCGTAATAGCGTTATCCAACTTTTCCAAATAACTAGACAACGACGAAAACGTCTGCTGGAGTGGACGGGAGTCCTCTCCGCGCAGACTTGCTGTCGTCGGGTTTGTCCAGCGGTCAACCATTACAGCATCACACCAGATTGTGTTGGATTCCAGCCGCGAACCCACATTGTTATTGTGCTCAAATACAGAGTGTTAGAACCAGTTACCGTCTGTGGGCTAACCGACCATTGGGTTCCAGACAAATATTTAGAAGGCCACATTATTACCCCACAGTAAGACGGGGGAGTATACAAAAATGCTTCCGTATTGGCGCACCAACTGGTCAAAACACCAGTGCCACCAAGACTCGTTGGTGAACCCGGCCAATTAAAATTAAAATCGTAGTAACTTCCCCAACTTTCACGTAAATAAAATGCATCAATACGATAATAGAAATCATCGTCATCAAATGATGGTCTGGAAACAGCGGGTATGGTAACAGTACTTGAATTACCAACCGCAGAACTCAAATTTTCGTTTGACAAATAATACAAAGAATCAGAAATGGAACCATATTTTGAATATGGTGAACGATAAGCAAATCCTGCAATCCCGGATACAAATAATGTATACCCATTGTTATAGGGGTCACCACCGCTTGTGTTAGTCCACGGCGAATCAAAATTGTCAGAATTGTTAAACAAACGCTTAGCCCAAATATCAATATTTGCGCCATTAACAAGTTGAGTCCAACCCAACTGGGTTGGGTACGAACCAGCAGTTACGGCGACAACAGCAACATCGCCCTCTTGAAACGTGTATCCAGCAGAAGGAGTGAAAATTACCTGAATTGATGTAAGATATGAACCACTGTTATAGGTGGTGCAATCAGTAAAATATTTATAGCCACTTCCAACAATTACTGGAGGAATCATTTAACCCACCCACGTGTACTCAAGAAACACAGTCATCGACATATTCTGCGGTGAACCAGTAGTAGCGGTAACCACCAACGAAATCAAATCATTATTAAACAACGTAACATCGGCGGGGTCGGTGTCTGCTGCAGTTGTAATAACACTCATGCCGGTAAAACCTGCAATGTCAACCCCGTTATTTTGCAACTTGCAAGTTACACTCGTCCCCGAATTGATTCGGTGACGAGCAGAAATCAACTTCACAGTCTGGGTGCTGGGGACCCTCACGAAAAAAGGGTTGATGTAGTCAATTTGTCCCGACTGCACATTCACGGGTCCACCAATCACAAACGTGTGAGGCACAACAATCTTCGGGTAAGAAGCCAATTTGCTGGCGGCAATATTGCCGGCCAGCATCGTGTTCGTAATCGAACCCGGAGCGTTGACCGTCGAACCGTCAGTTTGAACAACAGAATTTTCAACAAACGACTTGACGGCATTAAAGTTTGCATTCACCTGCGTGGCATCAGCCACGGTACCGTTCGTAAACGAATACGGAATATTCAAACTAGACACAACTAACCCCTAACTCTACGCGGATTAAACTTCACAGTAAAACTATCTACACCCCATGACAGACCTGTCGGACCAGTAATCTCCAACTGGACAGCCCGAGCCAACCCGAGGTTGGAACCAGTCTCAAGGAACGCACCTTCGTTCGGGGGACCCCAACTGGAGGAACCCCACAACATGTTGCCGTTTGGTGCAAAGCCCCACAACGCACCCAAACCAGTAGCCGCAATATTCAAATTGAATGTGCGCTTCTGAGAACCAGCAGCCTCCTCATAATCATGATAAACGTCGATAACCAAATCACGTGCCGTAGGTTTTTGCTTCAAAACAAAATCGGGACGGCGCCACATCTTTTTTATACTGTAGTTACCGGCATCCATCCAACGGGTCCGATAGTACGAATCAAAGTTCACATCAGAACCATCAAAATTATCTGTCTGCTGCGTGTAAACATCAACACCAGCCACCGCATCCAACACAGGATGCGCAACAGCATGAATCACCTGACCACTGGAAGTAACAAACGTGCAACCGCCAGCAATACCGTAACCATCAGCCGTGCGGAACATCGTCCACGAACCACGGCCACTAAAAGCGTCATTCACGCCAAACGACTCGCCAGCATCACCACTAGAACCAATCGACGGGTCATACACAAAACTAGTGGTCGGCAACGTTGCACCGCCAGCCTCAGAATACGGCAACGAAACCCAAATGCGCCGGTTCACATAGTTCACATAAATCTCATCAATGTAAGCCGTGTTCACCTGTGACGTTTGAATAATCGGACGGATTGGTTCAAACAAATCCAAGATAGAAGAACCCGTGTAAACAAACAGGCCGTCAGGCCAAGAGAAGAAGTAGACGCCGCGTTCCGTTGTCACAACGGAATGCGACGTAATCGTGCCCACACGCTTCGACAACTCCACAACCTGAAACGTATCCGAGTTGTAACCATAAATTGCATACACGCTAGTGGCTTTAAAAACCAGCAACGTGCCGTTAAACGACGCAATTGCAGTAATACCCGTACCACCATCATTGATGTCAATATAGTTTGCTGACGTCCAACGTGTTGGCGCGTTCTCATCAGACCACCTGATACGGTTCGGATAATCCGTATACGAACCACCAGTCCCATTAAACTCGCGTGTGTACGCAACAAACGTTTTACCAGCATGCGTCAAAATATGGCGGGATTGCGGCATGTGGTCAGAGGCTGCACCCCAAGCCGTATAAATACCACCAGTTGCATCGCTGGTGGAGTTCAACGTAGTCAGAGTTGTGCCATTCCACCTGCGGCACTGGGCACCAAGCCCCGGTGTCATAAACAAGAAATCGCCCCACTCGGCAAACCCACACCCGTGTTCACTTTTGACTGGAACATTCAAACTAGCAAAATCAGAACCAGTGCTGTAATACACGTTTCCATCTGTTGCACCGACAGAACCCGTACTTAGCATCAAATAGTTAGCAATACCCTCAAACGGAAACAAAACCTCTGGCGTCCAGTCGGAAATTGTTTCAGGCATAAACAAATCATCATTCTCAGCCTGAAGAGTGTCGTTACCCTCGGTCAGAATGTTTCCACCCACAATCGGTTGCGACGTAATACGTCGCATACCACCCCTAGAGAACACGCCACCACGCGGGTCAATCTCCACATTCAACATTTTTGGAGACTCGTTGGGGGCCAACTGAAACTGGTCAGCCCTAAGGTTCAAGCCGCCAGTAAAATCATCAACACGCAATAATTCAAGCATGGTTATTACGGTTGCCCCAAAGTCCGCCCAAGGTCCTGCAACCAACGGTTCATCGACGGATACGGACGCCCACCAGACAACACCATTGGACGATGCGCAGAAGAACGCATAATCTCCACCCGGGCCAACGACACGGCCTCCTCAAACGTCCGCTTATACACAGCAGACATCTCGGGGTCCTCCTGACGCTCATACGCTTTAGACAGCGCATAATACGCCAACGCTGTATGCAGACGCTCATCACAGTCAACCTGCGAAACACCATCCGTAACCCACGCATACGTAGCCTTACGGTAACCACGAACCTTCATCGGATAAACCGTCTCAGGCTTAGGATACAAACTCAGATTGCTACCCCAAAACGTGAAAAACAATGGGCGGCTCGGCTGGTCCAAACCGCCAACCCACACAGCCTCAGCCTCATCGGGACTGATAAGCCGCAAACGGTTACCAGCCATGCTGGTATCCACCAGACTGGTTGCCTCACGCAAATCACCAGAACCAATACCCGAAATCGGATAGTCACGAACATCGGCTGTAGTGTTGAAAGTGTACGTCACTTGGAAGAACGGCCAACGCCGTTCCAGATTGATAACACGGTCATACCCGTCCCTCAGGTACGTGCGAACCAGAGAGGTCGGCAAGTCTGCCTCCTCCAAGTCGATAATATCACGCACCAAGGCGACAAGTTCCGTGCTAGTGCTCAAGCGACGTCACGTCCTTTCTCGACAGACCGAAGATGGCCAATACAGTATTCTGTGCCACGGGCCTGCGGCCCCTCACAAGTGTCACCATTAGCGATACAACGCTGACGCCCCAAATACGGACCAGAACCTGCTGCGACCCGCGCCCCGGCGGCTGCGGAGGCGGGTCGAATAGCGGAAACAGGTGCCCCGTACATGGCGTGGGCTGGTTTAGAGGTTTTGCTTGTAGTCATCACTATAAGGACTATTTGTCACCCCGAATAGCAAAGGGGGCGGGGCTTTTGGCCCCGCCCCCACCAAACAACCTGCTTTTATCAGGCGGTCTTGGCCGTCAACTTGCCCTGCTTTGCGCGGTTGCGGCAGGTCAGGTTACCGTAGCACATGATGAGCGCATAACGCGCATCAAGGTTTTCCGGACGGACAAACTCGGTCTGCTGGAACCACTTGCCCGAGTGACCAACCAGCGTGAGGTACTTCGTGTTGAGGAAGTACACAACACCAGCGGTGCAGTGGACATCGTACATCACGGGAGCCGACTTGAAAAGCAGGTTCTGGAAACCAGCATCTGCAGTCTTGGTGTCGGTGTAACGGAGTTGCGGCTGGAGCAGCGCCTCATACTTCTCAAACAGGGTCTGAGTGGTCAGAACCGTGTCGATGTGGTCGTTACCAACCGAGGTGCTGTTGTATGCCGTGGCCATCTGGGCGAGCGTGAGCGCGCCAGCGGTGTTCTCTTCATACGAACGCCACCAGTCGTTGTTCTGACCCGTAGCCGAGTTGATTCCACCAACGGTGTTACCCGACTCAACGATGTTGCCAAGGCCGTTCCAGTTCTTGCCCGAGTTGCCGGTGCCGTCACCGAAGAACATCTGGTTGAAACCTTCACGCATCGACTCCTCAGCCTGCATAATCTTGGCTTCAAGAAGGTTGATGATTTCGGCTTCACCGTTGTTCTTGGCTTCTTCGATACCGGAGATGGCGATGGACGCAGCGTACTGCTTCCAATCGTACTCGGCGGCCGAGATGCCGTCCTGTGCGGTCAGCGAAATCGTGTCGTAACCCGAGTACGAGGCGACAGTCGAGTTCTGACCATAAATCAGCGGCTCAACAATCTTCGTACCGCCATTAAGCATACGGATACGGCCCTTTTCGGTGAGCATGTACGTAAGCGGACGTGCGGTGAACACGTTGTCAGTGAGTTGGTTGCGATAGTTCGCAAGGGTAGTAGAAAGCAGCGCATCAAAGTTAGCGTTACCCGGCATTTTGAATCCTCCTAAGGACTAGTTGTGATAGTTGTAATGTTAGGAGATTCCGAGTTGGCGTTTCGCCAAATCGAAAGCATCCCTGAGTGAAGAAACAGGTGCATCCGACACTCCCGCACTAGCCGCACTAGTAGCCCCGGAAACAATTCCCGTCTGGCGCTTCTGCTCGACAATACGCTGCTCGTCTGCTGCTTTCCTTTGTGCAACCTGCTGGTTAACCAAATTCCTGCTCATCATACGGTCAAACGCAATCTGCTTGTAAATGCCTTCTAGGTCATTGCTTCCGATAGCCAAAGCCTGTGCAACCACTTCGTTTGGGTCGAAATCCTCACCATACTTCTCTTGCAGAAAACCAAGATTACGTTCCAACTGTTGAAGCGCCTGCGCTTCCTCAAACGACTTAATTCGCGTCTCCAGCAACCGAATCTGTTTCTCGGTTGGGTCAGCAAACGGGTCATCTTCAAAAGACTCAGCACCATTGTTGATACCGTAATGTTCTTGTAGAAGTTTGATAGTTCCCTGCGGGTCATTGTCCAACGCCTGTTGGATTGCCGCAGCAAACTGCACTTCTTGTCTCTGCTGACTGAGTTCCTGAGTCTTGCGGGTATAATCCGCTTGACGCTGGTATCCAGCCAAAGCCTCACTGAGTGGAACCTCAATTTCTTCTCCTGCAACGGGCAACTTGACACGCTTGTCCGCGTAGTCACCCCAGTTGAAGTAACCTTCTTCCGACTGTTCGGCTATTTCACCCCCAACATCTTCAACTTGTCCACCATCAAAAGTGGGGTCTACTTCTTGGGTAGCGTATTCAGTTGTGTCTTCCACCGGAATCCTTTTGGTTGGTTGTTCCTATAGATAGAACTATTTTGTAACCTAAACGGGCTGTTCAGGTGGCATTATTTCTCCACCGGCACCCAAAGCCTGCATCAATTCAGGCGGCAAACCACCCTGCGGTGGCATGCCGCCACCCATTTGCTCAGGCATCGGCTGCCCCTGTGGCATTTGCTGGGGTGCAGGCGCAGCCAAGAACGCCTCAGGCGTCTTGATACCAAAACCAAACTGTAGTACGTGTCGTGCTAAAGCACCCATGTCGATAACCCCAGCCTGCGCAAAGGGAGCCATAGCGTCAACCATCTGCAACGCCATTTGGCGGCGGAACGATTCGTTCACAGGCTGGGTAGAACCTGCCTCAACTTCAAAATCGAACTCGCCAGCAATATAGTCGCGGTCAAACTGGACCCACAGGGGAATTGCGTTAGAACCAACAACACGGGCTACTTGTGTACCAGTCATGTATTGCTGGGCCAAAGCAACCAAACGTCCTGCGCAAGCAGCAATTTCCAGTTCAATAATCGCCAACTTGTCCGCTGCACGTGCATTACTGGCGTCCTGCGCAATTGCAGCCTCTGTTGCCGTACGACGAATCTCAGGCATCGCACCACGCATATAGTCCGACACGCCAGAGACACGGTCCATGTCGCCTGCAATCAGGCTTGACTGATTGTAGAACTCGGGTGGATTGATGACAGCAGGCATTGGGGTGATGACGCCGCCAAGCGGCTCATCTCCCACAACAGGAACCAAAACGTTATCCTCATCGGATTCCAGCATCGCTCGACCATCAGGGTCGAACGCCGACTCCTTGTACAGCCATTTACGCGAGAACCGCTTACGGTGGTTCATCATCTGGGTGCGTGTCTCGTTCAGTTCATGCTGAAGGCCCTCAATGGCTTCCAGTTCACCCAACGGGTAGAAATGCTCTGGAACCTCATAGTTTCTAAGCATCACAAACGGGTGACCAAAGGCAAAAGGAATCTTGGTCGGCTGGACAAGGAACTTGTCCGAGCCTTCAGCAAAGATACACATTGTCCCCTTGGGAATATCGTAAAACTCCCATACTTCTACAAAAGAATCTTCTTTCGTGTATGACTGTTTTACCTGCTGGCCATCCAAACCATACTTTGAGTACTGGGTTGGTTGGACCTCAGCGCGTGCGTTGCTGTTGTAACGCTTGTCGTTGCGCACGTCCGCCAGCGGACGCTTAACCCGTTGCGCAATCCACTTGATATCGTCCATGCTTGTGCCATCGGGGTCAACGTAAACATCAAACGGGGAGATGCGTTCCACAAACGGACGGTCCTCAACGATGACCATTTCGGTCTCAACGTTTGTTTCGCCTTCAATATCCAATACATCGTTATGTTCAACATTTGGGTCGCGTTCAGCGACCTTTTCTTCCTCAACAAAGCGGTAACCGGTTTTAACCCAACCGTGACCAATAATAAGTTTGTCTTTAACGGCTTTGCGGAACTGTGGCTGGCACCCGTAGTGCCGCCACCAATAGTTGACAATTGCCTCGGTCACGGTTGCGCGGTCGCCATCTTCGGGGCGACGCGCATTAACCGTAATTTTCGGGTAGTTAACCGACACGCTGGGGCCAATAACGTTAATAGTTGAAAACGCCATATTGACCAAAGTGCGGTCTTCGTCACTAAGGTTGTCGTAATGTTTCCCACGGTACATGTCAATCATGCGACGCCAAATAGCGTCGTATTCTTCGTTCTTGCGCCAACGCTTAGATTGCGTCAGTTTAGAACGGTACCTGCTCAGCAGGTCCTTATTTGACAGTCTAGCCATTCTTATTTGCTGCCTCGCCCAAACGACGCATCATTCTTGTTAACCCAGCGCAGAAGTGGTGGAACCACAGCAGCCCCAGCAGCACTAAGAATGCCGCGTACATCACGGACACCAGCAGTATAAACAGCGAGTCCAGCACCAACCGCCGAACGAACATAACTAGAAACCAACGCTTTCGTCTTATCATCCAACTTGATTACCATGACCATCCTTAATGTGTTGTTTGAAATCGTCTTTCAATTCAGTTACGTCATCATGAATATCATCAACTTTGATAATCATATGATGTAGCAACTCTCTGGATTCCGCATGCTGGTTAGTATTCTCATTTCTCAGCATCTGCAACAGCACCACAACGGGACCTGTGATGACTGCTACCAGCAGCGGTACCCACCAGTTCACGTCACACCCACCGGCTTCCCACAGGTTCGGCCTTGATGCCACCAGCGACGGCATCGGCCTCTTGCTTCAACTGGCGTTCCCGAACCGTAGGCCCATGGAAATCTTCTTGCCCATGCGTAAAGCCAATACGGATGCCCTTGATGTGGCATTTGAAACAGATTGCCCCGCGTCGGGGCAGTTCTTCATGCTCAAAATGTGAGCCACATGTAGTGCAAGTGAAAAGGTTCATTAATATTCCCCAAGTCTGTCACCTAGTCGCGGTTACGAACCCCAAACGACCCCAAAACAAACTTGTCAGGCCTAAAGGTAGCGATATGGCCTTCCCACCAAGCCAAAGAACCCTTCGGGGCTTCCCCAGCCACCTGATACTCGGGTAGCCAAACATATTTTAGCATCTGATTGGCAATGGCCAGCGACATCACGCGGTCGTCGTGAGGCGACCCGTGAGTCTTACCATTCGACTGGCGCACAAAGGTCCGCAATTCCGCAATCGTGTAATCGCAAAAGATACCGATGTCGTTGTCACGAATACTGGCCTGCAACTCGTCAATTGCCAGCGGCTTCGACGCTGCGGTCGTACGCCAACCCAAAATCTCTGTTGGTTCAGGCGACCTTTGGGCCAGCCTACGCTGGCGGTAAATGTTTTTATACCCCGACCGCTGCAACGCCTTCAGGGTGGTCAGACCGTGGTTGTTGGATTCCACACCCATCAAAGCCGTGTTGTACCACCAACCCAAATTAGCCAAAACAACCTCCCCGAACAGGTCCGGGTCAATGTATCCATGCCAGTGGGCGACCACTTCGTGCGTATATGCATTAATTACATGAGCAGAACTATAGTCACCATGACCCAAACCTTCAGCGACGTCCGCCCCAATGCAGTACACAGCCGACAGGTCTGGAAACTCCCAAACCGCCAACTCACCGCCATCCCGACGAAACTCGAGATTCTTTGGACCGAGCCTGTGAAGATACCCACGCTTCGGCTCAGTTGTTTCATAAGCCCGAAGCGCCTCAATATCAAATACCGGACGACCTGAACGAATAAACGCCTCATCAGGGTCAGACGGATATTCCTGCGCTAACTGCCAGTCAGGCAACTGGCGACGCTTCGCCTCATACCAGTCGTCGTCACGGTCGCCTGCGGACCACGGAAAAAAGATTCCCTTAAACAGGTTGGTTCCAGTTTGGGAACCAACCCACAGTTCATGGAAAATGTTTCCCTCACCGTTAGCGGTACTTAGACAGATGACACGACCGCCAACGTCAGCAATCGGCTCAATAGACGCCCATGCCTCCTCGGAGTTCGGCAAAAACGCCATTTCGTCAATCACCACACGGTATACCGACTCACCACGGGCAGGGTCATTACCGCTAGGTAGCGACTCGATAGCCGACTCGTTAGAGAACGACATCTTGAGTTGGTTGTTGTCGATAATCGATGGACCCCTGAGAACCATCCACTTGGGTAGAAACTTAAACCCGTACTTGGATTTCATCAACAGTTTCATTGCTTCACGCTCAGTCCTACTGAGCATGATGATGAAGCGGTCTTTCCAAAAGAATGTTTCCCAGAAGACGAAGGCTGCGGCCAGAGTAGAGAATCCAATCTGGCGTGCCTTTAGGACAATGCTGTAGCGGTTTTCTATCCACGATTCTACCGTAGATAGTTGCGCCTCTCGCATCTCAAACTTGATACGTCCTTTTTCAGGGTGCTTAATGTACCAGTAATTAGTGCAAAAATAATTAAATGCATCGACCAGTTCCTGTGTTGTGGCGTTTTCTGGGCCTTTGCACAGTCGCCATTCCTTCTCGTTGAGAAGGTCTGTCAGTTCCATTTATTCCTCGGTGTTTGCCTCACTAGAGATGCTCATGGGATACCAACCACGGTTATTTTACGAAAATCATACGAACCGCTTGCTGTCACGTTAGAACGATAACGCATCGTAAACGTGTTCAAACCAGCCGTCAACGTCGTCAACAAATAGGTTACGCTCGACGTGGTTGCAGTCGAAATTCCGCCAACAGACGCCGAGTTATCGTCAATCGCAGCAATGCTTGATGCCCCGCTAACCGCACATCCAACAAAATTGTAGTTTCCAGCGCAAGAAATTCTGGCTGAAATTGTGATGAGGGCTTTCGTTCCTGTTTGCAGTGTGACTGCTGGGTCAGTACCAGATGATGCTGCAAATGCTGTACCTGACGGGTTGTTAACCGAGGCGTTCTGTGTGTCTGATTGTGGGGTGAGGCATACCCATGCTGAGCCGTTGTAAACAAGCAACTGGTCATTATCTGTTTGGTAGATGAACATACCCTCGGTTGGGCTAGGGATAGCCGAGTTACGTGCGGCAGCAGACGCATACACGCGCACGCCCCCAACGGCACCAGCGACGTCAGTAAACGTCGCCTTCTTCGTCGTGGCAGACTGAACAATGGGCAGCACGTCAGCCGCAGCCACACTAGTGGCGGCAGGCAGGGCAGAAATCTTTACGTTGGCCATCTAAACCTAACTTTCGATTACAAGATGCTGCTTCGACTCTGTGGTTATATGGCTCCCACTCTCAGTAAGAATTTGAATTGTGGCTGCCAAAGTATGCCAGTAGTCGTATGCGGCATCAGCGTATGTACTACCAATAGCGCCGTTTGTAACATACCATGACAATGCCGTCATATCCGTATAGTCCGGGTGGTCTGCTTTCCACCGTGCCCAACAATCAGCAAACGACAAGTTTGCCCCATACACAGCCCTGAGTTCAATCAAGATTTGGTCAGCCGTCCACGTCATCGGAACCATCCTTCTTCCTAGGGAGACCCTTGGATGCCATAATCCCAGCCAATGTTCCCGTCAGGAACATGGCGATGGGATTCATCAATTTGAAAAACTCTGCATCAACGGGCGACAACGAGTCGCCCTGATAAACGAACAGCAACCCGTACAGGCTGGACAGCAACAGGGTCAACAGTCCGACGCACAGCGTCACACCGACAGCAAACTGCAGTCTGGAATCTAGTTCCTCGGCGGTGTAACGTTTACGGTTGCGCACAGACAACCGTCACATCACTAGGTTGGGCTGACAAAGCCTTGTTCTTGGTACGCACACACTCGGGTGCCCTGTAGCGGTCGCCGCAGGCGGTGACCAAAATCATGGTCAAGATTGTGACCAAACTAAGTTTCTTCATCAGACCCCCTGAAATGTCCTAGGGGTGGGCGTTCCCCAGTCTCACAAAATGGACACGAACCCCAGTTTTGTGGATACTCCTCGCCACACCGCTCACACTCGACGATATTCACCATGCCACCTTCAGATGTCGCTGCTGCTTTTCGCGCGCAGCCATCGCCCCAATCAACTTGTCCAACTCGTCGTCCGACAAATCGGCGGCTTTGCGGTCGGACTTTACCTCAACCGTAGGCGGAGCCATACGGTTCGTGGCCTGCAGATACAACTGGGCAGACTTAACATCCCCATCCAAAGCCTTCTTGTACAAAGTGTCCAATAGGGCTTGTGTCCGCTCAGGTGACCCCTGAATGTCATCAACCCGCTTCTGCCACTCATCCTTAAAGAACGGCTTTTTTTCCCAACGCCGCAACGTAGTGACATCCACACCCAAAGCATCAGCCATGTCTTTCTTTAGTGCTGGCTGACGCTCCGCTGGCGCGGTACATAGCCAATCCAAATAGCGTTGCTGTTCTTGTGTCAGGGTTGTGATGTTTTCGTTCATGTAGATTATCGGGTTTGTCACCCGATGTTACAAACGGGGGGGACTATAGGGGGGGTCACAATAAAACTGTTTGAGGGCCGGTGATAACATCACAAGGCCCGAAAGAAAGGTTAACATCACATGCCAAAGGTCGGTTCAAAACACTACGCGTACACACCCAAGGGGAAGGCGGCTGCCCAAAAGGCTGCCGCACAAAAAGGGATGAAAGTCCAGTATGCTTCCAAGGCACGTAAACGTGCCAAGTAACTACAGCAACCCCGCTTTGCGGGAGCGGTTGAAGAAGCAGGTCATGGCTGGAGGCGACGGTGGTCGCCCCGGCCAATGGTCAGCCCGAAAAGCGCAACTGCTGGCACAAAAGTACAAGAAGGCTGGCGGGGGCTACAGCGGCCCCAAATCAGCATCACAAAAGTCGCTAAGTAAATGGACTAAAGAGGACTGGGGAACCAAGTCCGGTAAACCGTCCACGCAGGGACCCAAAGCCACAGGGGAACGGTACCTGCCAAAGAAAGCCATCAGGTCGTTGTCATCCGCCGAATATGCGGCAACCAGCCGCAAGAAGCGTGAAGGCACCAAGGCTGGTAAACAATTTGTACCCAACACGCCTGCAGCCAAGGCTGCTGGCCGCAAAGCAAGGAACAGCAATGGCCGCTAAAAAAGCAGACCCCCGACTGGCACGTGCAGGAGTGTCGGGCTACAACAAGCCAAAACGGACACCCGGACACCCAACCAAATCCCACATTGTCGTAGCCCGTTCAGGCGGTCAAGTAAAGACCATCCGTTTCGGGCAGCAAGGTGTTAAAACCAACCAGACCCGTGGACAGCAGCAGGCGTTTGCCAGCCGTCACGCAAAGAACATTGCTCGTGGCCCGATGTCTGCCGCTTACTGGGCTGACAAGGTTAAATGGGACCCCAAGAAAACATCACAGCCGAAAAACAAGAAGTGGGTCAAAGGGTCCTAAAACTAAACTGACCATTGGTGAGTAGCACAATGGCAGTGCAACGGACTGTTAATCCGTAGGTTGCAGGTTCGACCCCTGCCTCACCAGCCCTATCGGGTGACTATAAAAAACACCCCACCCCATGTGACACGCGTCACACCAGAATTTAAAGTTATGCCGTGACCGCCACGCACCAAAGGAGTCCCTGACGTTTGGGGGCGTAGGGGGGGCCATGCACCCCTCCCTTGTGACGCCGAAACACGCCCATTCCGCCCCAATTCGCGCCATTTCGCGCCACAATCCCCAAGCCCAATAAGGGCGGGAAACCCATGCACCACAAGAGGCACGCTAGATAGTGACAAGGCACGGCGCCTTGTCTAGGTTCACTGCCAATTCGGGTGGTGCCTATGGTTCTTAGCGCAACGCTAAGAAAGGAAAAGAAAATGAACAAGGCAACGAACAACAACACGACAACGAAGGCAATCACGGCTGGCGTGGCGTACGTCGAATCCATCGAGAAAGCGTCCGCGCGCCTGTGGGCGTTCGGTGAGGCAATCGCGCAAGCGGTCGAGAACGGCGAGCGTGGCGTGCAGAAGGCAATCGCAACGGCGGTGGCAAGCGAGACGGGGCGCAAGGTTTCCACGATGGTGGTGGAGGTGTCGCGCGCTCTGAAGTGCTACCGCACGTACGATTCGGCGGAGTCGGCGTCGTCGTGGACTCTGAACGAGGTCAGTGGTCGTTCGTCGGCTACGGCGTCGGTGTTCGATGCGGACAAGTGGGCGAAGGGTTTTGCCGCGAAGCGCACGAAGACTGAGATTCGTAAGGCGATTGCGGCTCTGCAGGCGCAAATCTGATTCACCGCTAGTTCGTCGGTGGTGCCGATTCACAAGCCTTGCCCTCTGGGGCTTGTGGGTCGCAC